ATGTTGTTGGGTTTAAGGAAAACAGAGACTATAGGATTCTTATAGACAACACAGAATATTATCGAACACGAGCAGAAGACCTTATGTATGTCGAAGTATAAATTTACCACAATAGGAGCCTCTCAAAGGCTTATGTCCAGTATGGAGGTTGCCATAGAGAATATGATTGAGGAAATAAAAAAACCTGTTGACCCCGAAATAAACGGTAGTGCACGTAAAGCTGAGCTTCAGTCTATAAAACAAACCGCTACAGATTGTAAAGAGCTTATCATAGAAAGACAAAGATTAGAACAGATGGTAAAAGACCTAAGGACAAGCGGAGAGATAGGAGATGCAAAAGACTATTCTGGCGGTTTTGCTGAAAGGTTTTCAAAATAACTTAAGCTGTAATGAGAGATCCTGAGTATTTTAGATGGAATAAGATTTTTAAAAGATACGGGTTAACTAAACAGGAATACAAAAACAAAAGAAAAAAGCAAGATAACAAGTGTTCTATATGTAAGAAAGAACTTATAAGCCCCAAAGTAGATCATTGTCATAAAACGGGGAAAGTAAGAGACTTGCTTTGCCATAAATGCAACCTTCACCTTGGGTACGTTGAAAAAGGAATTAAATCCTGGATAAAAGCATCAATGTATGTTGTAAGGCACAGAATAATGCATTTTTTTATTAAAAATAAGTAACTAACTTTACCGTATGAAAAATATATTATTTGCTTTGTTTTTGTTTCCTGTAATTTCTTATTCTCAGTGTAACCAGCACGTATTCACTTCAGTAGGTGCAGAGAAATGGACTAATTTCCAATATCAAGACTGCGAAGGGATGGCGCATTACTTTGGCTTACCCGCTGGAGGATATACTATAATATACTGTGCAGATATAGGGACTGCATTTGTTTTAAATGGGGACGGATTTGTATACCCGCTTCTTACGGATCATCCTAATTATGCTTCGTGCGTGCAGGAAAGTGAGTGCCCTGGAGACTTAGATAATAGCGGAACGGTAGACGTTCAGGATTTATTGTTATTTTTATCAAACTACGGTGTATGCGAAAACTAATATATTTACTAGCTATATGGGCTCCAACGCTATCTGCACAATGCGATGTAGCCATAAGCAGCTGGAATGCCGCGTCAGGCGACATTGTTATTGAAGCTATAAATAGCGAGAATTGTGGGTGCAATGAGTTTACAACAGTAGGGAACACTTGTGAAAATAGTGCTAGTACGCATATAAATAATAACACAACTGTTAGTCATATAGTTTTAGGATTGCATGCAGAAGGGCTGGATTATAATTGGCTGGATTGTTTGACTGGAGTCAATCACCCAGGTTGGACATTTAAAGTGTTTACTCTTTACGGGAATCAGATATTAGAGAGTGGGGACACTTGGAGTGCTAATGTTTTTGATTCAGGGGCAAGTACAAACGATTGTTGGGGGGAAATACTGGCTAACGATACGCTATGTACTGAATTAGTCATATGGCAAATAAACTTATCTCGTACAGCTTCTACCGAAGAAGGTGGCTGGGCGGTAAATCCAGGGTTTAATCAAACGCAGAACTATCCTGACGTAGATCTTTCTAATAACACTGTTATATATTGTGCCCCACCTTCGTGTGATACAGTGTATGTAGACGTAGAAGTTATTGAATACGTAGACGTTATTGAATACCTTACAGATACTATAATAGAGTATGTAGATGTTGAATGGGTAACGACAGACACCTTGTACATATCAGACACTATAGTAGAGTACATAGACGTTGAATGGATAACAACCGACACGCTGTATGTTACAGATACTATAGAAACTGTAGTATATGATTATATATACACTTATGAAACAGACACAATAACCGAGTATTTTGTAGAGTCCGTGTATATTGACTGTAACACTGGTTTAATATGCGAAGAGGAATTTCCGTGTGATGAAACTTCTATATACGCACCCAATGTCGTAACTCCTAATGAAGATGGGTGGAACGATACTTGGAAGGCTATTTCAGACGGGGAATGTTGGGGTCAATGGGAGGTTCGTATTTATAATAGGTGGGGAGGTTTAGTTTGGATTAGCGCTTCTTCTTTAGATGAATGGGATGCAAACGTTGCAACGGGAACATATGTTTATACAATAACTGCACACAGCGCTATAAACGCAAGTGTTTTTGAGTTTAACGGAACAATAACTGTACTATATTAAATTAAATTAAATGGCTGAATATAAATGTGAATGCAACGATAGCATTGTGGACAAAACGGGAGTTACAATAAAATATATTGAAGGCAAAGGAGTGCTGCATGATGTGAAATGTGAAAAATGTGGAAGCTATATGGAGTTGGCTAACCCTAAGTCTGGCGCCCCTGGGTTTAGATCAAACAGATTTGGACAAACATTTTAATGAGTGTCTTACTAGATGTAAAAGAGTATGAAGAACCCGCTGTTAAAATTTGTCCCAACGGTACAGAAGGTGAAATTATTGAACTCAGTGGGGTACTCATTTGTCTTCCAAAAAGGCCCCCGAAAAAAGAAATTTTTGGATATAAAAAATCAGACTCTTTGCAAATGTGGGAAAGGTTACTTATGCCGAAGGAATTGCTTCGTGTTCATTCTATGGATGAGTGGGCGGAGATGCCAAGGGAGTTTAGAGCGAAGTTTCGCCCATATATCGAGGAAGAGTTTAGGCGTAGGCGTGAGGGTTTTTGGTTTTATAACAACGGTACAGCTACATATATTACGGGGCGGCACTACATGATGCTTCAGTGGACGAAGTTAGATATAGGTTACCCATACTTTTTAAATTTTCAACGTGAGATATTTTTACACATGGCTGCTTGCGAGGTTGATCCTCGTTGTATTGGTCAGCTTTATACTAAGTGCCGTCGTTCTGGTTACACCAATATATGCTCTGCTGTACTTGTGGATGAAGCTACGCAAGTTAAAGATAAGCTGTTAGGTATACAATCTAAAACTGGTAAGGACGCACAGGAAAATATATTTATGAAGAAGGTGGTTTATATGTTTAGAAACTATCCATTCTTCTTTAAGCCTATTCAAGACGGTACAACAAACCCTCGTATGGAGCTAGCTTTTAGAGAGCCGTCCAAGCGAATAACAAAAAAGAATAAAACCTCCCAAATGGGAGAAGCACTAAACTCTGTCATTAACTGGAAAAGCACGACAAATAACGCTTATGATGGGGAGAAGCTGCATATATTATATTTAGACGAAGCAGGAAAATGGGAAAAACCTACAGACATAAGAGAAGCTTGGAGGATTCAGAGGACGTGTTTGATCGTCGGAAGAAACGTAGTGGGAAAGGCACTGGTGGGAAGCACAGTAAATCCGATGGACAAAGGAGGTCAACAGTACAAAGAGCTATGGAGGGACTCAGACCCTTTGAAGAGGAATGATAACGGAAGGACCAAAACAGGGTTATATAGGATTTTTATGCCAGCTTATAATTCTTTAGAGGGGTTTTTTGATCTGTACGGAAATCCAGTCATAGATAATCCAGAAGAACCTATTTTAGGTATAGACGGTCACTCTGTTGACATTGGTGCAAAGACATATTTAAAAAATGAACGTAAATCTTTAAAGGATGATCCATCGCAACTAAATGAGGTGGTAAGGCAGTTTCCTTTTACTGAAGACGAAGCGTTTAGGGATAGTATAGAGGGGAGCTTGTTTAATATTGGGAAGATATATGAGCAGATAGAATACAACGAAGATTTATTTCCAAACCCTGTAGTACGAGGTAATTTTATATGGAAAGAGAAAGATAAAGAGGTTGCTTTTAGTCCAGACGTAAACGGTAGGTTTAATATTAGCTGGATGCCACCAGCAGATCAAAGAAACGTTATAAAGTTTGACAGAAATAAAAAAGTTGCACCTAATCATTGGGGGTGTGGCGGAGTAGACTCTTACGACCTAGACGCTACGCTAGACGGAAGAGGATCTAAGGGAGCGTTACATATGTACAATAAATTTCATATAGAACACCCCTCAAATATGTTTGTTGCTGAGTATGCTTCTCGTCCAGACTTAGCTAGGATATTTTATGAAGACGTTCTTATGTGCGCCTTCTTTTATGGGTACCCTTTATTGATAGAGAACAATAAGTACGGAATTGTAAGATATTTTGAGTCCAGAGGGTACGACGGATATCTTATGGACAGACCAGAACACTTAAAAGGAGCTAGTGCTACCGTAGCGGTAAAAACAAAAGGCATTCCCTCCAACTCTCAAGACGTAATACAAGCTCACGCTCAAGCTATAGAGACATATATTTACGAAAACGTAGGGACAAATTATGATTCTGGAGCAATGGGAAAAATGTATCTAAATAAAACTTTAGAAGACTGGATATCTTTTAAAATAGACAAAAGAACCAAGTATGACCTTACTATTAGTTCTGGGCTTGCTTTATTGGCAGCTCAAAAATCAAAACCCAAAATAAGAAAAAACTTTGAAAGCAGTAAATTTTTTAGACGATATAGTGTAATCGGTTGATTCACTATATTTGCATAAATGGAATTATCCCCAAAAGCAAATGTACAATAACAATATGAACTCAAATCGTGGTGGTTTTCCAGATCCTCTGGCTTCTTCCGAAGAAAAAGAGTCGAAAGAGTATGGGCTTAACTATGCAAAAGCTATAGAAGGACAATGGGGTAAGATGAAAGAGACCGCATCTCTTCACGGGAAAAGAAACACAATATTTGAAAAATGTAGGGATTATGCTAATGGCATCCAAGATACTAGCATATATAAAAGACTTCTAAACACAATGGACCCTAGCGCGGGAGACGGCAGCCTTGTAAATATCGATTACACTCCAGTGCCAGTATTGCCTAAGTTTGTTAGAATAGTAGTAAATAAAATTCTCTCTAGAAACCCTTACCCCAACTTAGAGGCTATAGATCCTCTTTCTTCTTCTGAAAAAAACAAAGAGAAGAATAAGTTAAGGATGCAGGTAAAAGCAAAAGAGCAGTTGTCCAAACTAAAAGAAAAGACAGGGGTTGTTTTAGACAAAGATCCAGATAAACTTCCAGCAACATTAGAAGAAGCGGAGATATTTTTTGATACTAACGTTAAAACTGACGCTGAAATTGCAGCTCAGATTGGCACAAACATGACGCTATCTTGGAATAACTTTAACGACAATACCTTTAGGCGTTGCGTTAATGATTTGGCTACATTAGGCATGTCTGTGGTTCGTAGAACTAATGATCCAAATTACGGTATACACACTACGTACGTTGATCCAGTTAAGTTTATTCACAGCGAAACAGAAGACCCTAGTTTCGATGATATGGTATATGCAGGTAACGTAAAGACTATACCAATACAAGAATTAAAAAGATTAGCTGGGGATCAGTTTGAAGAAGAACAATATAAGGATATAGCTAAAAGATTTAAAGACAGTAACGGAAATAACTCTAGTGTATTTAACAACACTAAAACAAGCTCCACAACAGGAAAAAGTTCTTACGGGTATGATGAGTATTTGGTTGATGTTTTGGATTTTGAATTTATTTCTGTTGACTGTTTGTTTTTTGAAGAGAAAGAAAGCAAGCACGGAAACAAAGGTTTCTACTACAAAGGATCAAAATATTCAGAAAAATCTAACAGTGTATTTGAAAGGGTTCCCCATAAAATGGACGTTAAAGTTGTATATGGAGGGTCTTATATTCTAGGTAGCAAAAACTTTATATATAATTACGGTAGAACTAAAAACATACCTAAGAATGTTCATGATATATCTAAGGCTAATCTGTCGTACTCTGTTGTAGCAACTAACTTTAGAGGTATGATGCCTAAATCTATGGTGGACAGTTGTATCGGGTTTGCTGATATGCTTCAGATAACTCACTTAAAGATTCAGCAGTCTATTGCAAAGGCAAAGCCAGATGGATTAATTATTGATATTGAGGGCTTAGAAAATGTACAGCTAGGAAAAGGAGGAGAGCTGCAACCTTTGGATCTTCACGATATATATGAGCAGACTGGTGTTTTCTATTACAGGAGTAAAAACCCTGAAGGGGGTCATCAAAACCCTCCTATTAGAGAGATTGGAAATAGCATAAGAAACATTAATGAGTTAATAGGCCTGTATAATCATTACTTAAAAATGATTCGAGATACAACAGGGATTAACGAAGCTATGGACGCGTCCTCACCTAAAGGAGATGCGCTTGTGGGTGTTCAGCAGCAAGCAATTAGCGCAGGGAACAACGCTATATATGATATAACTAATGCCTCTATGGTTCTTTACAAAAAGGTTTGCGAAGATGTAGTAAAGTGTATGCAAGTATTGCCACCAGGGTCGGTTATATACGAGGTTTATGAAAACGCTATCGGAAAAGAGAACATGAAGGTTTTGTCTTCGTTTAAAGATTTGCCGATGTACAACTTTGGGGTTCAGGTTGTAAAAGAGATGGAAGATGAAGAAAAAGCATATTTAGAGCAAAATATACAAGGAGCTCTTATGCAAAAAGAAATAGATTTAGAAGATGCTCTTGCCGTAAGGAATATGCAAGATGTCAACCAGGCTGAAAGGCTATTGGTTGTGAGGCGTAAAAAACGAATGGAAAAACAGCAGGCTATGCAAATGCAACAGATGCAAGCTCAAGGCCAACAGGCGCAACAAGCAGAAATGGCAAAAGCTCAAGCTAGGCAACAGGAGCTTCAGATGGCATCTCAGCTGGAGGCTCAATCTATTCAACTTAAAGCTCAGCTACAAGCCGAAATGGCAAAAATGCAGCACGAGTTTGACAAAGAAATAGAACTTATACGAGCAAGCGCTTCTATTCAAAAAAGCACTGGAGAGACGGAGTTTAAGGAGAAGATAGAAACTATGAAAGACGATAGAAAAGACGAAAGGGTCAAAAAGCAAGCGGTAGAACAAAGTAAACTTCTTTCACAAAGAAACGGGAAAAGAGGGGAGCTACAGGAGGAGCAAAAAGAAAATTCACAAGATATTTTTAGTGGTTTAGACCAACTTTTAACACAACAATAGAATGGCCAGAAGTATAGACTTAGATGTAACAGAAGAACTAGATATAACCTCAAAAAGAGGGGATAGCTTTAGCATGACGTTGACTTTAAAAAATGCGGCAGGGACCGCCTTGACCTTAGCTACAGATAACTATGAGTTTTTCTTCCGAGTCAAAAGAGTTACAGGAACTGGTCCGTCAAGAAGAGGGTCTATTATTTTAGGTACACCAAATGTTGCTGCATCTGCAAACAAGTTTGAATCGCCCACTACAGATGACTCTGGAAATGTTGTTTTTGCCGCGTCGTCAGAAGTTACAAGAAAGATACCGTCAGGAACATATTCATATGAGATACAATACAGACTGCCTAGCAGTACAGCCTTGGATTCATACGTTAGCATACTTATGGGTGCCTTTACTGTAAATGCAGACATTACGGAAAACGCAGTTTAATTATGTCTCTAGTAGTAACAAAAGCTGATAGTATTTTTTTTACGGTAAGCGTATCTGGAGCAACAAATGTTTCTTTTAGGACAAGTAGCTCCTCTGCATCTTTATCAGTTCCGTCTATATCTGCTGTAGCGGTAACAACAAAAACACCTAAAAAAGTTATAGTTTCTGTTTAGATATAAATGCTATATATAATGCTGTAATAACATGATAATACACTAACCTATTAATTAGTATATTTGCATTAAACAAAATTTAAAATGGCTACAACAACAGCAACAATAACTCTTAGTAGTGCTGACATTACAGGGGATGCTTTAAACCTGACGAAATCAACAATTCTAAACAAGGCCAACACGGCTACTGGCTTAGATCAGTTTACAGGCATCACTACTGTTGTATACGCAGCTGCTCAAACTGCAAAAAATATTGTTGACGCAGGAGACTATGCTAACACAACTACCTCACATAAAGTATATATTAAAAACTCTTCTCCTGGAACAAGCGATTTTGTTACAGTTGAGATTGGTGGTAGCAACATCATTATGGGTCACCTTTATCCAGGTGACTGGTGCTTTTTTCCGTATGAAGGAACTTTAGATGTTGATATCGACACAAGCGCTGTTGGGATGAAAGTTGAATACGGTGTTTTTTCTCAATCAGTAGCATCATAATAATATAAGTCATGGCAACAACAACAGCAACACTTACACTCTCTAGCGCAGACATTACAGGTCATAGCTTCAACATGACTCAATCTGCTATTCTGACCAAAGCAGCTTCGTCTACAGGATTAGATGAGTTTACTGGAATTACAAGCAGAAAATATACATCAGCCCAAAGTGACACGGTAATCGTAGATAAAGACGATTACGTTGATACTACAGTAGCTCACAAAGTTTACATTAGAAATACAAGCACAGGGAATAGCGATTACATCTTAGTTGAGCTTGAGGGTACGAATATTTTTCTTGGAAGGCTCTATCCTGGCGACTGGATGTTTATCCCTTACGCAGGGACTAAAAATATTCTCGTTACTACACTTGCGCTAAACGTAGGCATTGAATATGGCGTTTTTTCTCAATCAACCGCATCATAACAATATAGAATATGCCAACAACAACAGCTTCCATAACTTTATCTAGCGCCGATCTTACAAGTGACGCTCTTTCTTTAAATTCTTCTACTTCATTATTGAACGCTGGGCTAACTACTGGTTTAAAATCTACATCAGGGCTATCTAGAAAAGAATGTACTTCTTTAGATACTTTCACTCTTTATCATGCCGATGAGTACACATCAGATAGAGCCAATAAAGTATACTTAAAAAACACCTCTACTACTCCGACTGAATACTTTTTGGTAACGATTGATGACGAGCCAATGGGTAGGTTGTATGCAGGAGACTGGGCATTCTTTCCGTGGTCGGCTACGAACGGAACTAAAGCTGCGTTTTCTGTAACGTTTGCAAACACATGGGCTGAAGACGACACAGCAGTATTTGACGGTGTTACAATTACTTTAGGTAGTACAGAAACTACAGCCGCTATGACAGACTTAGTTGTGGCAGCAAAATACCCAAACTTTACAGTTGTTGAAACAAGCGCAAGTGTAGCAACATTTACCGCAAAAGACAGCAACGACCTATCCCTTATAGAGGAAGGGGCCGCTTCTGACGATTACGTAGTAACTACTACGGGTAACGGGACAGGAACAGTAGCAAGAACGGTAGCTCCTGTAGCTAGCGCAAACGATATTAAAATCACACCAAGCGTAGCAACGTCTATAACGCTTGAGTCTATGTTAATCTACGAAGTATAATGGCAAGTTTAAGAGTATCTCTATCCCTTTCAAGCTCAGACGTATTATCGTCTCCCTTAAACCTAACTGTATCCACCACTGCTCTGGCAGACTCTGGCAGCCTTATTAGGGCTAAAGTAAAAGGAACAGCCGCTGACACAGACGACCTCGTATTATATAAAGCAAACGATAAGCTTGAGAGGGCTTATTTATACATAAAAAACTTAGATCCTGACTTAGAAAACTATATCTACGTTCGTAACGAAACAGAGTCAAACACAGCTCTCTGCGCTAAAATTGGCGGAGGAGAATTTGCTTTTATTCCCGTTGCTGTAGACAAGACGTATGAAACGATTGGCACTAAAGCTAACACGTTAATTGAGTACGGAGTGTTTGGATTAGATAACTCAGCAGTATCACTAGCGTAATAAAATAAAAACATGGCACATCCAAGCAACCTAACACCAAAAGGATTTTTCTTAGTAAACGGAGCAGAAACAGTAACTGGCGATTTCTTTGCTATTCAAGTTTTAGCAGCTGCTAATGCTGCTATGACGGTAAAAGGAAGTGGTATTTTTGAATTATTAGCATCAGATGGTTCTGATGGCTCTACGCACCTTGATCCAAACTCAGCAACAGGACTTCTAGGTGAAGAACATGATGCTGGACAGTTTGAAAGATTAAGCACTGTAAGTACCACTTTACCTTGCATCGCTAACTCAACTATATACGGTCACTTTAATAGCGTTACAGGAGAGTCTGGCGATTCAATTTTAGTGTACTACAAGTAAAAAACAACAATTAATTAAATATAATGGAAGAGCAATTTGAAAAAGCCGAGTTCTTTGATACACCAGAGCAACTCGCAGAAGCACAGGCGCAAGAAGCACCACAAACAGAAGTACAGGAACCGATTCAAACTGAACAGCCCGTTCAGCAGGAGGCGGTTCAGGAACAGCCTAGAGATGATCAAGGCCAGTACGCTTCAAACAATGAACAATTTAATCAGGCTCAGCCTGAACAATATACACAAGATTACTCAGATCAAGATGTAGAAAAAGAAGTCTTTTCTTACCTCAGCGAAAGGCTGAATAGAGAGATATCTTCTTTTGAAGATCTATCTGCTGTAGAGCAAGAAGCTCGTGAGATTGACGAGAGAGTGTTGGCTATATCGGAATTTGTTGATAAAACAGGCCGTAGCCCAGAGGAATGGTTTAATTACCAGTCGTTAGACACATCCGAAATGGATGATTTGACTGCCGTTAAAGTTGATATGGCATCAAAGTACCCTAACCTTTCCAATGACGAAATTGACCTCTTACTCGGAGATAAGTATAAGACAAATCCTGAAATCTATGATGATGAACAGGTACGTCTTGCACAGCTTCAGCTCAAAATAGATGCTCAGCAATCTAAAGGTGCTATCGAAGAAATTCGTAATAAATATTCAGCACCGACTAAGAATGAAGAGTATCAATCCGATGAAATAACTACAACGGAGTGGATTAATGAAATGACAGAAAAAACCTCTACCATGCAAGGAGTCGAATTTGACTTAGGGAATGGAAAGACGTTTACTTTCGGTCTAAATGAGGATTATAAAAATAACCTTATTAATAAAAACACAAACTTGGAGGATTTCTTTGACCCCTATATAGACCAACAAGGGGAGTGGGATCATGATACGTTTAACACTCATAGAGCTGTTATTGACAACATCCAGTCTATTGTAGGTTCTGCCTACAAGCAAGGACTAGGTGATGGACAAAGAGGCTTAGTGAATAAAGTGGCAAATGTTTCTTCTCAGAGCCCACAACAATCTGGTCAAACACAACCAAACCCGCTTGCAGATCAAGTGGCGAATATCTTAGAACAACAAAAAAATAAGATGTCGTTTGGTAATTTCTAACTAAAAAACAAAAATAAAAAATGGCTAATTTAAGTAGCACAAGAGGAACTAACATTCCTTTTATTGATAACAGTACGCAAGCTGCAGGTAACACTGCCGCAAATGCGAGCTCTTATAGAGTTTCGCCAGAAACGTACACAACATTAGACAACCTTATTAAAACTACCAAGGATGTCCACATGCCTCAACTTGTTGAGACTTACGGAGATCAAGGTATTACAGGTTTCTTAAAGCTAACAGGCGCAATTAACTCTGGTGGATCTTCTGACGAAATCAACTGGTGGGAAATCGGTCGTCGTCACGAGCTTCTTTCTTACAGCGCAGCTGTAATTGACACTTCTGGTTCTACAGTTGACTACTGGACTATTTCAGACTCTACGGTAGTATCTAAAGTTCAAGAGAACGACGTTCTTATGGATGAGTCTTCAGGGGTTCGTTTCATTGTTCAAAACGGAGGCTTCGGTACAGGAACAGCGACAGCAAACATTACTCTTGTTCGTCTTGACGGAGCAGTTACTACAACAGCTGATCTTACATCAGGTGGTGGAAACTTAATCCGCTTAGGAAATATGTACGCTCAGGGAACCAACCAACCAGTTGCGTTTGATGACATGGGGATTCGTAAGTTTACTAATCCATACATGATTGTTAAAGACCGTTACGAAGTATCTGGATCTCAAGCAACAAACATCGGATGGGTAAACCTAGGTGGCGGAGAATACCGCTGGTACATGAAAGGTGAGCAAGAAGCTCGCGCTCGATTTGAAGACCGTCGTGAGATGATGCTTCTATTTGGTGAGAAGCGTGCACACGCTGCTGGTTCTGACACTGACTTCACTAACGAGTTTGCAGGTTCTGAGGGTTACTTCTCAGCTGTAGAGGATCGTGGAATCGTAATGCAGAACTCTAAGGCTAATCCAATGGATTCTTTCTCTGAGTTTGATGACTTGATTATGGAGCTTGATAAGCAAGGTGCACCTTCTGAGTACGCTATGTACGTAAACAGAAAGCAGGACTTAGCTATCGACGACATGCTTGCATCAGGTATCTCTGCTGGAGTAACTGCTGGTCTAGCTGGACAGTTCGGAGCGTTTAACAACGATTCTGATATGGCTGTAAAGCTTGGATTTAAGTCGTTCACACGTGGAGGATACACTTTCCACAAGCACGATTGGAAGCTATTGAATGACCCTACCCTTCTTGGGAACAGCGGTTTAGTTCAGGGAGCTATGATTCCTATGACGCAAGTTACTGACGCGCGTAGCGGGATGAAAGCACCAGCTTTATCTATGTCTTACAAAGAAGCTAATGGATATTCACGCGAAATGGAGCACTGGGTAACTGGAGGTGGAGTTCTTGGACACACGAACAACGGAGACGTTGGAACTGACCAGGCTGTATTCCACTACCGTTCAGAGATTGCTTTATGTACTCGCGCTGCAAATCAGCACGTAATGCTTAAGGCTTAATTGTTTATTTATTAACTATTAAAACTTAAAAATTATGAGATACGCATATTTTGATTCAGGAGAAGGAAGTGACCTTACGGGGGATACTTTTTGCCTCCCTGTATCCAGTTTCAGAAGCATTAACTGTGCTGCTGACGACGTTATACTTTATTTTGAACCCCTGTCTGACACGGTGGCAAATTCAGCAAAAATAATTCTAACTGTAGAAGACGGTAAGCAAATTGCAGTAGCTAAGGCTATTGCAAATGCATTCGCTACTGGCTCTGAGAGACTTATAGTTGTGGCTGATGATGATACGAGTGAATACCTTCACTCTGACATTACAGCATGTGAAAATGCTTCTGCTGTAGACGCTTAAAACTAGAAACTATGAGTGGAAAATATTTATACTTTAACATAGGCTCTGGAGATGGAGCAGCAAATGATTTTGCTATCTTTCCTGTTGATAAGTTTATGGGATTTGATACGTCATCTACGGCAGTAGTTATGTACTTTGAAGCCAGCACAGGTCACGCGTCACCAGACAATGTGGCTCTTACTGTAGCTGATTCAGACGACGCTGACAATAGACGTCCAGTAATTAAAGCTATTGCAGATGCAATAATTAATATGAATGCTGGTATTTTAACTGTTTGTGATAAAGACAACAGTGAGTTCTTGCATGAGAATATTACTGACTGTGTAATTACATTACAATAACAACTAAGACGTAAAAGGAGGGGAGGAAAGACTTCCCCTCACTTTTACAACTTTAACTTTTTAATAATAAAAACAAAAAAAAATAACAAAATAATATGAATGATTTAATTCTTAAATCGGCCAATGTTGGAACTCTAGAAGCTACCTCAACTAAATTGAGTGATATGGGTTTTAAGGCCAAATTAGTTGACTGGAATGCTGCTTTAACTTTAACTGCAGATCAAAGCGGGGCTTGGGTTTACGCAAGTGATGCTACAGCTGGAATTTTAACTCTTCCTCCATGCGCTGCTGGGTTAACTTATGAGATTTTTATACAAAAAGCTCAAACAGGTGATACTCACATTGGAGCAGCATCTGGAGAGTTCTTTGAAGGGGCTCTACTTATGTCTGATGCTGACACTGCAACTGAGAACTTATTCTTTGCTGTAGCTAATACAGCTGAAGATGACTTCATTAACTTAGATAGTGACGCAAAAGGCCGATTGGCTGGAGGCTACATTAAGTTAGTTGGAGATGGAACAAAGTGGCACGTACAAGGCCGATTAAACGGTACTGGCACTTTAGCTACACCATTCCACACTGCTGAATCATAATAATCAGCTAGTTATACTACTACAAGAAAGGGGCTTCGGCCCCTTTTTTATTTCCCGTATATTTGTAATATGAAGAAATTCTTATTCTTTGCTAATAGCCTCGCCGATGTTCGTATGCTCCCTGCTGACGACCTTGTGCTCATGGAGATAGATGCGGATGGGGACAGCCTGGAGATGCACTTTAAAAGCTTAAGCGGAACCTTAGGGGGGTCAACAATGATACCCTTAACCATAACGACGGACTCAGGTCTCGATATAATGGAAGCTATTACTGAGGAGATAGCGTTTGGGGAAGAGGCGATGATAGTGATTGCAGATGAGATAAACTCAATTTTTCTTCATGGCGACATAACCGCCGTAACAAACTCACTAACAGCATAGCATGGTTTTATCTCCAGACGATAAATTTTTATTCTTAAACGCAGATGCTACGGCTGGTGAAGTTGATGCGTCTATGTACTACCCTATCAAGTATCTACGAGGGTTAGAATGTCAAGCGGATGGTACTGCTACTTTTTATTTTAGAGGTCCAAACGATACCATTAGCACAAAAGTCATTATTGCTACTACTGCGGGTTTTATTAAAGAATTTTTCGTACAATTTGTAAATGAAATTAACTTTGGGGAAAAGGCAGTTATAACGTTAGCGTCAAAAAATACATCGGTAACCGCAACGGATGGAGGGTCTGATTTTGTTTATGTAAATGCTACCGTTGGGGCTATTATACAAAACGATGACTCAACATCATTTGAGGACCTACAGGTTGCTGAAGATTTAAATGTAGGGGGAACTGTCACCGCCGATGATATTGTTTTATCTACCGACCTTCCCGTTATCCATGGTGGAACAGGAGCTAGCTCTTTGACTGCAGATGGGGTTTTATTTGGTAATGGAACACTCGCTGTATCTGCTGTAGATTTATCTTCTAACGGGAACGTAATTGTCGGGGGGTCTACACCCGCTGCGGTAACGGGGGCTAACTTAGCTGGATCTGGGTTAGCGGCTACTACAGGAAATGGGACTTTAGTTTTAGCTGTGGAGACTTTAAATCAAGACACGACGGGGAGTGCAGCAACTCTTACAACCCCACGAGCCATCAACGGGGTGGACTTCGACGGCTCTGCCGCGATAACAGTTACGGCGGCTGGATCGACCCTATCGGATACGGTAACCGTAGCTAAGGGTGGTACTGGGGCGACATCTTTAACGGCGAATGGTGTTTTGTTTGGTAACGGAACGTCTGCGGTTTCTGCGGTAGACTTGTCCACTAATGGTAACATCGTTGTAGGTGGTTCTACCCCAGCTGTGGTGACAGGAGCTAATTTGGCTGGATCTGGCCTAGCAGCTACTGTAGGGAACGGAACCTTGGTTTTAGCTGTAGAGACCTTAAATCAAGACACAACAGGTAATGCCGACACAGCAACTCTCGCCGCTGACGCTACGACGCTAGCCACACCGAGGGCTATATTTGGGCATGACTTTGATGGCAGCGCCGCGTTAACAGGTGTTATTGCATCTGCAAATTTAGACGCTGATACAGCTCACTTGTCTGGAGCACAGTCTTTTACAGGGCTAAAAACATTTTCAGCGGGCATAATTCCTT